CCTAGAAGCCGCTGGCGAGCAGTTCAATCCGGAAATCGAATATGGCACCATGACGGACCCGCGCGACGACAAGACATACAAGACCGTAAAAGTCGGTAGTGCAACATGGATGGCGGAGAACCTGAACTATGTGCCATCCTTTGTGATGTGTTGATTTTTATGCGGTTCAAAGCGATTGATTAAGTCGCTGTGGGGCATTTTGGGGCGAAACCATGCGGTTTCGTCCCTTTTAATATAGTTTCGTACCAGCCGGTTGTCAAGGCTCTTTCAGTAGTCTCTGTCTCCCTAATTTGATTAGTGGAGGTTTAGATTTATGTCCGATTTGATTGAGGCTCTTCAAGTCCTTATTGACAAGTATCATATTGATGCAGACGATGTACAGATGGTCCAAGCGGCCATTGATTCCCTGGAAAACGATGAATCGCTGACAACCGATGGCGACCAGTTCTCTGACCCCTATGGTGACGATGCTATGGTAATAGTCGCGACTAAGGACAAGGATGATGGCAAATAAGCGCAAGAGTCGCGTTATAGAGCCAGTTCAGGCTAATTCACAACCAGGTCAGCCTCCGGTCAATAATGAGCTAATAAGTCGCTTAGATGCGCTTATTGCCGTCTGTGAGCGCATTTGTGACCGGTTGCCGGAGCGATTTGACAGCCAGTTGATTTGATGGGGGTATGGGAATGGATGCAAAGAACATTGAACGGATGCGGAATGAAAATCCGCGAACAATCGAGCGGGACCAAAAGATTGCGGCCCTGGAATGGGTCAAGGCTCATGCGTCCACCGATGTAGAGACTTATGCACCACCGGTGCCGTTAACCGGCGATGAGCTAGGCCAGCGTATGCTTAAAGATTTCTGTAAGGCAACTGTGCTTGGAGCCATCTGCCAAGCATCCCTTGAACTTTGGCTTCGGCATATAGAGCCTATGTTGCCCACCGAATACCGGTGCAATCTGAGCCGATGGGTAACCAATATCCTTCGAGATTACGATGTCCGGCATGGGGTCACGCCGGAATCCAGGGCTGCGATTGATGCAATGGTGGATTGGTATGATGCATACCGGGCCACAATAGAAGCCAATATGACCGGGAAATACCTGGAAGGCAATCGGGCTGCATCCCCGGCGTTGATTGTGCTGGAACGCCGGTGGCGTGAACACTGGTCACCTAGTCAGTCCTTGGATGCCAAAGTGGAACAGCAGGGAAATATAGACATCAAATTTGAGGTGGTATAGTCCGATTTCTTGGGGGAGCGACCGGATGCAAATACCATATAAAATCAGTAAAAAGCAGCATGAGTTTATCGTGGGTCACTATGATGACCCGCTGTGCATTCTTTGCACCGGTGTTGGCTTCGGTAAGTCTAGGGCCGCTGCCGTATGGCTTGCACTACAGACCGCATCTAGCAAGCAACGAGCCATTGTCATTGCTCAGAATTACTCTGCACTGTCAGAGGTATTCTTTCGCGAATTGGAAATACTGTTCAATACCTGGGGCGTTGTTTACCAATACAAGAAATCCGCCAAGAAAATCATACTATCGAATGGCTCAGAAATCTTTGGGGCTACCAGTGAGAAACCCAGTAGTATCCTGGGTATGACCGAAATAGGTTTGCTTGTGATTGATGAATGCGCGTACTGCAAGCAAGAAATCTATAACTTTGCTCGCGACCGTATGCGTGGCGGTGATATTCATGCCAAGGTCCGTCTGCTTAGCTCTCCAAATGGTTCCCCGGCTTCTAACTGGTTCAGTGAATTGGTGAAGTCTAATCCGGACCATGTGATAACGGCAACCTCCTTGGATAACCCTTTCACCAGCGATGAATACAAGCGTGAACTTTGTTCCCGGTATGAACCGGGGTCTCCCATGTATCGACAGCAAGTCTGTGGTGAAATCTTGGATGCTGATGTAGCCAATGCAATCCTTCAATATTCTGATTACTCTCGGTATCCCAGGGAATCTGCCAATCCTACCAAGGTGTGGGTCGGCGTGGATATTGCAGCCCAGGGCCGCGATGCGACTGTATTCGAGATTGTCAACGATGTTGCCGTCATTGATACAATCACATTGCATAAGGCTGATACTCAGACCCTTGTCAACACCGCTTTGGAGATATGTAGACGATTTGAAGTCCAGGGAATGGCTGTGGATACCACCGGTGGTTTCGGCAATGGCTTATTTGACCTTACGCGCACAAGAATACCAAATATGTCCGGTGTTAACTTTGGATCCCGAAGTGAAGACCCCAATTATGCCAATAAGCGTACTGAGATTTATTTCATGTTGCAGAAGGCTATCAAGGAAGGTTTCTTTGTCGGCCTTGATGATTCCGTAATCAAGGAAGAACTGCGATATACTCAGTATATCATTACATCCACCGGTAAGACAGCCTTGATACCTAAGGCAGACATCAAGCGGATTATTGGCCGTTCCCCTGATACAAGCGATGCCTTGGCTCTTGCCATTTACGCCATGAAACATCAAAGTGATGGCGAAATCGCTCGCCGGGTAGCAGCCAAAATGTATGCAGCATTCCATGGAATACGCTATGTGGCCTAATTTGCCTTTGGGTTTACTGGGGGCATTATGCGCAAGTTTAGCGATGAAGAGACTCGCCAAATCATAGAAGAATGTAAGGAATTTCTCGAAGACAGTTCTGCCTATTATTCCTCATTTAAGGAGCGAAAGAAGCGTGACTTGTCAATGTATTCGGATGATTTTTGGTCCGATGATTTGAAAAAGTCATGGAACCGGGGAAAGCGTAAGAATGAGATTATCAACCAGTGGGGTGTTTTGGCGTCTGCCATTAGCTCTCCATTCTCGCAGTCTCCTTGGCATATTCAGTTGACGGATGCCAAGGATGAGTTGACTACATCCATCCAAGATGCTATTAACGCTATTGAACATGACAGTGATTGTAAGCACGCGTATCAGGCTGCGTTTCGTAATTGTACGCTGCTTGGCGAAGGAGCAATAGTGTGGACAACAGTTCCGGATACTGTTACTGGAAAAACCAAGATTGTGGTCGAGAATATTCGCGATATCGGTTCGGTTGCTTGGGATAGTAGTTGCGTTAAAAATTCTTGCTCCGATGGAAATGCAGCCGCCATCGTGAACTACATTAGTGTTAAGAAGGCTAAAAGGTTGTATGGGGATAATATTGTACCGATGGATTTTCCGAGGGTAAAGCCGGCTCTGTATTCTTTTGGTAAGCAGTGGGACTCTAAACCTGACAAATCGTTGCCGATTGTGACTTACTACCGAATTGGTGATGACGGATTTGTTGAATACTTTAAACTATGTTCAGACCGTATCATTGATTATCAGAAGTTGACTTGCACTATTATTCCAGTGCTTCGGTATACCGGTTGGGAGGTGTATCGTGACGGTAAATATGACTATACCGGGATTGTTGATAAAACATACAGTGTTCAGTTGGGGCTGAACCTTGGCTATTCAACTTTGTTGGAAAGAATGGCTCGTTCAATCAAGGCGAGTTTTTGGTTACCGGTGGGCTCGGCTGAAAATTTGGAACAGTACATAGCTTCCGCGTCGTCTGAAGACTCGCTGGTATTGCTTTACAACAGTGCAGCTGGTGAACCTAAACAGATTCATGAATCATTTGAAACATCGGATTTGGCTGCTACCATTGCGACCACACAGCAACTAATGAGTGCTATTGTGGGTGTCCCTACTGAGGGAATCCAGGGAGTCAATTTTACCACTAAGACTGCGACTGAGGTGTTGCAGCAGCAAATAAATGCGGAAAGTAATGTAGCTGAGCTGTATACGGCAGCATTTGAGGTTCAAATGGCCTGCGGCAAAATTCTCATTGAGCTACTGAATGGTGGGAAGATGATGGGCTATGAACTTGAAAATGGTCCTTCTGTTATTACCCAGCAAATGAAACGGCGTCAGGAACTTACGGTGCTTAGCACTATGTGCCCGGAAAACTTAAAGCCGATATTGCTGAAATACTATGCCGATACTTTGTCAACCGATGCGAGTGACAAACTGTCTGCTGATATTGTTGCAAATTTGGATCCTAGTTTAAAGTTGGTCAGCGATAAGAATCTAGACCCCTATGCTGCTCATGAGATTGCCCAATTGAATGCTGTCACCGAAGATGCAATGGCTACCATCGAGGCTAAGAATGCGAAAATTGAGGATTTGAAGAAGCAAGTTGAAGGTCTTTCTCTGGAATTGTATAATAAACGCGAAGAGCGTGAACTTAATTGGCAAAAATTTGCTACTCATGAAGCCAACCAGGTTGCCTTTGATTCGCAGAAATTACAGTTGGATGCAGCCAAGGCACATGAGCAAAGTATTGTTGATGCAGCTGAACTGCGCAATGATGCGCAAAGGGTGCAACTGGATGCTCAGAAGCAGATGGCGGACACCATCAAGGATACCGACCGGGAAATCGGAGGTTCTACATGGCAATAAATATATCAGATGCTGATAAGGCTGCGTTAAAGACTGCGTTGTCTCTGCTACTTGCCGGTGGTATGCGTGGTGGGGTCGGTAGAGTTGCGAATGTTGTGCAGCAGCGGGTAAATAGCGTGGAGTCGGAGCCGATACCGACGAATCCACATATGGACTATGGCGTGGTGTATGTTCCGGGGCCTCCCCAGTTAAATCAGATGATGCCCAGGGATGCTGATAGCCTTGCATCAACAAGAATGCAATCTGATGATATGCATTCAATGTTACTTAATAAGTTTGCTGGGGACTCCCGGATTCCACCGGAGCAAGCGAAGAGGCTTGGCAAAGTGGCTGAACGGAATGCTCCGGAGTTTTGGTACGCCGATGAATATCCGCGAAGGCCGATTACTCCCAGTTCATCGGCAGTCAGTTCCGTAGTAGTTGATGGCAATAATATCAAGATTAAGTTTGGTGGTAAGAGTAAAGAATACACCTACCGAGGAGGACATGATTACCGGAGTGCAACAGAAGAGGCTGCCAAATTGATAACCAGTGGCTCGCTGGGACGCGCCGTCAATGGCGATTGGGGTGCATCACACAAACTATTTTAGTCTTCATCAGCATCATCATTTATGGACCATAACTCAGTTACGACTTCCCATGGTTTTATGTATCCAAAAGATGATGGATAATTATGACAATCATTACCATTAGGCGTTTCTTTGAATCTGCACATATCGGTTGGTTGAGGGGATGCGCTTGTTGGTTCTGTATAGAAGCTTCCAATTTCATCCATGTATTGAATGATAAGGTCGGTTCTTCCATTTGGATAGCCGTCATATGGCGGTCTGTAAACGGCAGAAACACCGATTAAATCATTTGTTGCAGATACATTTATAAAGTCGGGATTAAATACGCCGTATGGAAATCGATCTGAGGCTTTTTTAAGCCTCTTTTGTTTCACATATAGATGGTCGGAATATGTTGAATTTCCGGAGCGTATTATTAAATCCTGGGCCCATTGGGGAAGATATCCTGAAATTTCTTGTAGATTAGCCATACAACACGCAATATATATTTTTCTTGATGCTGATATTTGTTTTAATGCATATAGGTTTCAAACATCATTCGTAGTGCTCGCCACCAAGCGATGAAGAATATATCTAAGTTCTTGATGCCATTTGCTTTTAGGTGTTTTGCTAATAGCCAAAAGAAGGTGAAGAACGCTATAAGAAGCAGTTTGGCCGCTACGAATATTCGTAGTAGCCATATGGCAATCCAAAGACCGATGTCATTCAATAAAAACATGGCCGCATTATAGCAATAGTGCGGCCGTTAGCGGTCAACAGTTGTTGACAAAATTCGAAATTTTATGTTTACATAAATTGGCTAAAGCCTTAAATTGCAGCAATCGTTTGGATTCGGATTGAATTTTTGCGCCCAGTATTCGTAAGCCTCAGTTTCGTCTTCGCAGACCGAAACCTCCTTGAAACCGGTGATAAGTTTAAGCAAATTCCGCTTGTCTTCCAGCGTCCGGTGTAGATAACCCGACTGCTTTATCACATAAGGCGAATAGTCAATATGGAACCATTTTTTTATCCAAGAGTTGACTCTCAAAAATTCCACCTGGATTTTATCACATTTGACAGCGTTTAACACATCAAAATCAATATATTCCGGGATGAATGGCGACAGCCTTAGTGCTACATCATATCCAAGACTTTGCAGTTGCTCGATTGCTGCAATGCGCCTACTAGGAACTACAGCTTTTTCGTAACTAAGACTAAGGTCATCGTAGGTTGTGGTGACTGTAATCTGAATGTGGGCAAGTTCCGGGTCGAGAATTTTCAAATATTCATCACTGGCAACAAGGTCCGACTTAGTTACAATCAGATATGGAATCCGGTATTCATTCAGAATCTTGATTGTCTCATATGTAATTCGGTGCGTTGCTTCAATAGGCTGAAGACAGTCGGTCATTCCACCAAGGCGAATGGCCTTTATCTCCCCACATTTACCGGCAGCAACCTTTTCGATTTGTTTCCTGATTTTACCGATGTCGGCGACCGCCGGGTCCGTTGGATTCCACAACTTACGGAAATTTAGCAGAGATTTCGCATAACAGTATTGACAATCATGCGAACAGCCGCAACCGTATGTATCTAGCCGGACTGGATATTTGCATTTGGTTCCTTCGTTACCACCGACATTCTTAAAAAATGACTTGAACTCCTTTGGCATAGTGCACCCCTTGATTTGCTCTAGGGCAAATTAGGGGGAACCGGGATGTCCTTTAAACAAGGCTTAGAGAATTTATTTGCTCCACTAATTTACCCATAGGAAGTCGGAACTCACCGACTAAAAACTTTGGGGGAGCAAAATGCTGGACACTAATGGTGCCCTTGATTATTTGCATAAGATGCATGAAAATGCAGAGCCGGTATCGATCAATTCTGATGTAACCCAGGAAACAACCGAAGCCTCGCAACCTACGGGTATCCAGGGGAATGCAGAACAATCTGATGCCACCGGGAATGCCGAACCTGGCAGCAATCCCGAAGCAGATTCCAATCCGGGTGCTGATACCGTCAGCGAAACGGTTGATGCGAAAGAGGGTGGCGCGAACCTCTCTAAAAATGCCGAGAAACCTAAGCGAAAATACAGTAAGCAGGAAAAACTTGATTACGCATTTGCTGCCGAAAAGAGAAAGCGAAAAGACTTGCAGGAAAAATATGACAAGCAAATCGCGGAGCTCGAAGCTAGGCTGAAACGCTATGAAAGTTTATCCGAAGAAGATTACGGTTCTGATAAAGTCGGGTTCATAAATCATCTGCTGGACCAGCGAAATGAACGAGAACAACTCGCGAAGATTCGTAAAGATAAAGCTGATGCGGAATATCAGGCGAATCTTGAAGATGCTATGGAAAAGCACGCAGTCCGAATGGAACAGTGCTTCCATGACCAAGAAGAAAAGGACCGGTATCTTACTCTGTTGCAGAATGGTGCTGCAAAATTCAAGGCTTGCCTTGAAGAACATGATGCGGACGGTGTAGTGAATGCATACCTAAGTGACAGTGAGGTTCAGCCTCTGTTGACAAGGTTGCTCATGACTAATCCGGACGCTCTGAGGAAGGTTCTCAATCATAAGAATCCGACTCTCAAAATGTTCGAATTGCGAAGCCTCGAAAACCAGCTTCAAATGCAGCGTAGAGTTTCTGACAAAGTGCGTGCCAAACCGAAAACTGTGCTGCCGGTGTTAGGTAGCCAAGTGAAAAACATGGGGGCTGGTGGAAATGGCAAACGCGATTGGAGTGCGTACTTGCAAGAATTTCCCAACGCCTAGTAACAAATAAAAAATGAGGGGATTGGGATGGCTTATTCATCTAACAATACGATTAAGACCAATGAGCTGGTTGAGCTTGTTGCGTTGCGCGCGGCCCAGGTTGCGCCATATTTTACGGTTGGTTCGAAGGCTTATTTTTCGAATCAGCTTGCTGATAAACGAAACGGCGTTGAGTACGGATTTGTCCTTCGCGACACTGGTAATGTTTCCAATACAGTCACGATGGATTCGACCAAGAATACCATTGTAGAAAAGACTGTAAAGTTGAAGTTGGAACCTTGGAATATTGGTGTAAAGACAAATGCCATCGAGGGTATTACCGACATTCACACTTTTGACCGCGAAGTCGCAGAACCGAATGCACAGAAGTTGCTGAATGCTGCTGTTGCAAAGTGTATCCGCAAGGACCTTGGTAAAGCAACTACTGCGTGGGTGGGGCGCGGTTTCCTTCCGCTGGCAAGAGCATCGGCACATCTCAGCTCTATCACTTCTGAACCTTTGTACGGATTTGTGGAGGGGCAGGTGCAGGGGTGCGTCTGTGCGCAAGGTGCCCAGTTCGTCCCCACCGATGCGCCCCCGCTCTACCGTCAGGGATTGATAGGTCATTTCCATGGTGCAGACTATCGCGCACAGCGTTTCTTGAAGAGCGTGACTATTCCTGAGGCTCTTGTAACCGCTATCGGAACAACTGGCAAGGTTAATACCTACACTTCCGGGACTTCTTACGATACCATCAAGATTGACTTCGGTACGGCAGCAGCTTCCGCATTTACGGTTCAGGCTGGCTCTGTGTTTTGGATTGACGGAGTGATGGCGTGCGATACCGTTGGTGACCCGACATCCGCACAGTATGCATTCATTGTGCTAGAAAATGTCGCTGTTGCTTCCGGTGATACTGATGTGACCATCAAGGTGGACCCGGTGACATTTGACCTTGGAGGAACGCGTGATGCGTGCAAGGAAGATGGTAGTTCCTGGACTACTGCAACTCTTGCAAATGCGCTTGTGACGGTTCCGGAGGCCGGTAAGTATTATAGTGGTTATGTTAGGGCCAATGGCGCAATGGAATTTGAAACTTTAGATAAACTCGATGTCAGCAATGCTGACAGTGAATCGGGCAAAATTGAAGGTATTACAATCCATAAGAACCGCGTGATTGACTTGGCGAATTTTGAAAACATTACTCGATTCGATATTGTCGAACTTTCGGGAATCGTTGAAAAGAGAGCCAATACTTACATACTCGTTAAGTAAAATGGAATAACGAATCAAAGGCCGGGGCTGAAAAGTCCCGGTCTTTTCATATGCCTTGGCCCTAATTTGGCATAGGGGTTAGCACTGTGATAACTGTTCGTGATATTATTGTTGAAGGTTTATGCCGGGGAAATTTGGTAAGTCGCCGTCAGGCTGCTCCGGCGGACATGATTGAGACCGGTCTTAGACTATTGAAAAGCATTGCAGCGCGATATAGTAATGATAATCTGTTGCAATTTCTTCGGTCTGATGTTGTTTTTGATTTAGATAAGTCTGATTTCCTTTTAGGCGAGAATGTCCCGGATGATGCTGAGTATGCAATTGTTGATGTCATTGCTCCGCAAATTCAGAAGATTGCTAGTGTTTATATTCGTAGTAAACAGCCGAATGCACTTGATTGGGTTGAACTGCAATATTGTGCTCTTGAAGATTTCGACAATTTTTCATATGGGTCGAATGTTTATACTTGTCAACTGATAAATGATAAGCAGATGACTTTTAAGGTAAAGGAATCGTTGATAGGTCCATATGGAGAATGTAAGGTCATCTATAATAAAAAATGGGCTTTTGACCTCGATACGGAATTGCGCGTGCCGGACCAGTATGCAGAACTCTTCATAACTGCTTTGACTTATAAGTTGGCCTTGACTTTTCCGAGGTTAAGCCCGGAGCAGACAAATATGCTGAAATCAGACCTTGCTGAAATGGAGCAAAATCTAAGGGTCTCGACCAGAGCGCAGAAATTTATCAGTCGCAATTCTCAGCCACATGGTTGTAATCTTTCGGACTTTATTTCCGGTAAATTCCTGGGGTTGTAATGGCTGTCAAGGTAATCAATAATATTGTCGGTGGCACACAGAAGAGCCAGGTCAATGCAATCTGCCAAGCATATTCGGAAAATATGTATGTCGAAACTGTTGATGCTGGCCAAGCTAGTACACCGAAGGCTCTCATGTCGATATGTGGAACATCGGTGCTTTGCGAGATGCCGGAATCTAATTGCCGGGGTATATACCGGGCGAGTAGAGGGTATGATGGTCAGCCGGTGGTGTTTGCCGTTTACGGTTCCGGTGTCTATGTGATTCGCACAACTGAGAATGGTTACGAACCGCATAAAATAGGCCAAGTAAGCAATTCCACCAATGATCCGGTATCAATGTGTGAAACCGGTGGCGAGGGTAGTGCTCATCCACATTTATGCGTATGTGATGGCGCAAATCTTTATGCCGTTGATACAACACTAAATGATTCTTATATGCAAGCTGATTGGCGGAGTATTGCCCTGCCGTTACGAGTTGGCGAGACTACGGAACATATTGTCCCAACCTCGGTGGCTTATCTTTATGGTTTTTTACTGGTGTCTTGTATAAACGGCTTTTACCAGTCTTACCAATATCCTTTTGAGGTCACTGATGACTACGGCAATATCAACTATGACATCTTTATGCTGAATACCGAAGAATATCGGGATTACGGCTTTATAACTTATGCTGAGTGGATGCCTGATAATCTTGATGTCTTATTCAGTAATGGTTCATATCTCTATACTTTTGGTCCTAGGTCATACCAAGTTTTTGAATTCAATAATGACCAAAATTTTCCGTTCACCTCACCCAATACAGCTGCTGCTGCCATAGGCATTAAGGCTGTTCATAGTTTGTGCGGTGTTGGTCGTCAAGTATTTTGGCTTGGAGGTTCTGATATTGGTAATAATGGTGTGTTTGCGCTTGATGGCAGCAATTTGACTCGCATAAGTACGCCGGATATAGAGCGAGAAATAAGCCTGATGCAATATCCCGAAGATGCTGTTGGAATGGCATGGCAGGAAAATTCCCATGTGTTTGTCGCTTGGCATTTTTTTCAGGACAAAAAAACATTCGTTTATGATTGCCGCGAGCAAACTTGGCATAACCGGAGTAGCTATGGGTATGGATATTGGAGACCCAATTACGCAACATTTGCTTTCGATAACAAGGTCATCTTTGGTGTTCGTGATGACAATAAGTTGATTTGTCAAAATACAGACAAGTATACAGAATATGATGGTGCGCCTATTGTTCGCCGAAGAATTGGCGGAGTTGTTTATTCCGATTACCAACCATTTTATCTTAATGCACTTCATGTGATGTTGAATAATGGGGACATTGCAGACCCAACCATTGACCCAAAGGTGATGATGCGTTTTAGCGTGGATGGCGGTGATTGGAGTGATATGGATGTAGGAACTATGGGCAGAATAGGCCAATATGGATATTGTACAACTTGGTGGTCTTTGGGATTTATCCGCAAAATGTTGATGGTTGAAATCTCTTGCAGTGACCCGTGCAATTTCGTCATAATCAATGCAAAGGTTGATGCAGACCCTTGCAATATGTTTATTGGGGGCTAGTATGCAACTGGTTGATGTTAGCTACTTAGCTGGTCTTGATTCATTGCCGGACGCACTTAAAGGCCGATATGGTTATGATGGGCAAAAAAGTATCATGGTGACAGTGGTCAAGGGTGTTGGTCACATCTTCACGCCAATCGCATCTGCATCTGTTGAAATTGATTATAAGTTGCCGGAATGTTATGACTTTTATTGCCCGGTTTATAATGGTTATTCAGTGCGTTTTGTTCAGGTGACTGGAAGTCATCTCAGGGCTAATTTGGCTGTTGGAGAACAGATTAATGTGACCTTTAAGGTTAAATAGTGAGGGGTGAAGGATGGCTAATTATGGGTCAAATTTTGTGGCCGGAGCGGGAACCGGTGCTGCTGCCGGGTCGGTAGCCGGTCCCTATGGCGCGATAATCGGTGGTGCTGTCGGTGGTATTGTTGGGCTTATCTCTGCGTATGAGGATGAACAAGACGAAAAACGCAAGCAGCAAATCCTGGAACGAATAAAGAGGGAATATAATCTTAGCAATGCAGAACTACAAGCGACCCTCAAAGCATACTATAACAATCCTGATAACTTTATGGGCAAGGCTTCTGATGTTCAGGCGTATCGTGACACCATAGCCAATTATGACCCTACTGCATTTGTTGCGAACTATAATGAATTTGAGTATGACAAGAATGTTGATGATTTTGTCAATCCGTATTTCGATAAAATTATTGACTCTGTGGGTAAAAAGGTTCAGCAGTCCGCTGCCGGTGCGGGTGTCGGCAGAGGAACCGGTGCTGCCCAGGCAATAGCAGCGGCCCAAGCAGAAAAAGAGGATGCGCTTTATCAGACTGCGTTAAACCAATATAATACGGATAGAGCGCAAAAGTATCAAGAGTGGTCCGGTAATATTACGGCACTGCAAAATAAGCTCAATGCATTGAAGGGTGCAACGGACACCAAGGTTAATATGATGGGTAATCTCGCCCAAGATTACTCTGATACTCGCAAGCAGTATATGAGTGATTATTTGGCAATGAAACAGAATCAGGCGAATGGAAATTTGTCACTAGCGTCCATGTCACTGAATATTTAGGGGGAATGTATGGGAGTCTATACGCCTATTTCACCATCTTTTTTGGATTATTATGTTGCTGGTTCGAATGCTGTTGATTCAAAGGCAAGAAATCGCCGGGATGCCTATATGCAGGGGATGAAGGACCTGATTGGTGCCGGTGCCGATGCCTATAAGTTTTCGCAGCGGAAGAATGCTGCTGAGTCTATTGATGATGATTCTCCACTGGCACAGATGGCAAAGCATGATTGGATTTATGGAGGCAATGCTGGTACCTATAATTCTTACCTTGCAGATAAGCGTGCAGATGCTCAGATACAGTTTCAGCGTGAACAAGCTGCACAGCAAGCCAAACTGCAAGCAGAACTAGCTAAGGCAACTAGGGATGCTTCTGATTCGTCTGCCTTACAATCGGCATTGAAACAGAATACTCTTGATTTAGAGGCTAGTGAATGGCGATTAAAGTCGGCTGCACAGCAATGGCAGACGATGAAGAACCTGCCGGACAGTCAGCAGCGGAGAGATGCAGAAATGGCTTACAATCGCGAAGTGGCTATGTACACGCGATTGAAACGCGAATACAATCAGCTCCGGCAACAGCAAATACAGAAATTGGGTATCGATCCTGATATAACATCTGATGAACAGATTGCTCTACCGGTCAACATTGATGAACCGGCGAATGCCCCTACTGCATCGTCTATTGAATCGCTTGCAGCCGAGGCTAAGCAGATTGTTGTCTCTAAGGCTCCGATAGCTCAAACGGATAAAGATGCCAATGTTGCCAAGTTGAATGCTCTTGCCGATGAATATGATAGGCTTAGTAAGGATTCCGCTTTGACAATGGAACAAAGGCAGCAGTATTCGCAACATGCAGCAGATGCAAGAGCAATGGCGGTGAATTATGGTAAACAGCAGAGAACCAAAGAAGGTGTTGCCAAGGCTGACAAGGAACTTGCAACAAGAGTTAGCAATATGCAGCCATTTGCTCAGGCCAATTGGGTTAGAAAGAATCCAAATACAGCCAAGAGACTTAAAGGCTCCATAGCTTGGAAGCAGATGGAATCCGGTTCATTGGCATACGATTATGCTTTCAGCAAGGGAAAGTAATATGTCTGACATCAGTAAGAAATTCATTGGCCGGGCCGAAGAAATCCAGGATGAAAATGCTAATGGAGCCGAACTGCTTTACCGGTTGGCAGACCAAATTGACGATGCTCCGGATGAAAGTAGCAAAAGGGCGATAGTTCAAGGTGCATGGGGTCAGATTCGCGATTTGCTCCCCAAGGATGACCAGGGTGCAATTGAAAAGGAATACATGACTATTGCAGTAGAGGCTCCTGATAGTAAGGCTACATATAATGCAGCTGGAGTCAAGCAGTTTACGCTTGACCAGCTAATGGAGGCAATGGGAGTCCAGCCCAATGCCGATGGTGAGTATGACGATGATACTAGGGCCGCATTTACCAATCCCACCTCTGAATCGTTTTACTTAAAAGACCGTGAATTGCCTAGCAAAGTAGCGACTGCTGTTGATTATCTTGGACTTGAACATGGTCAAGGCGAAGGCTTTATCAATCAAGAATTAAAGCGTAATGCAGATGCATTTCAGCGTACATTGGCTGTGGAAGGCTGGGGACCGGACAACAGTTTTCAACCATTGGATTTCCTTGCGTCAACAGCGAAGGGAATATTTACGCCTAGAATCAAAGAGGCTCAGTTGGCTGGGCGCAATATATCGGCGAAGGATGTTGCCGGAGATTTGATAGAATTGGGTTTATCATTTGTTCCTGGTGTTGGCCTTGTATCGAAAGTGACCGGCAAAGTGGTTGCTAAAATTGCTGCTAAGACCATCCAGGAAGCGACTCCAACTATTGTCAAGTTGCTTGGCAAGGGTGTTGCTTACGCTGGTGATGCTGCAATGGCTCCATTGGGTGCCGAAGTTGCCGATTCATATCTCTACGAGAGTGACCCTTATAATGACCGGTCGCAATTCCGGTGGGGCGATGTGGCGACCGGAACCGCTGCCGGTGCTGCATTCACCGGTGCAGTAAAGGGTGCTGGATTGGGCGCGAAAATGTACCTTGAAAGACAAGGCGAAGATGCTGCTAAGGGGTCAGTAAAGAACTTTACCAATCAGATAGCGCGAATAGGTGAAAAGACTGATGACTTAATCTCTCAGCAGCAAGCGGTGCTTGATAATCGTGCAAGGCTCGCGAGTGACTACAACAATGTTTCCTCCGAAACTCGCAATGGGGTGACTGCTCAGCAAGTCGATTTGGTCAAGCAGGGACTTGTCGATATTGGCCCGATAGATATTGCGAAGGCAGAAGATTTCCGACTGCTAAACCAGTATGTGAAGGAACTTGGCAAGGCTAAGGGTAAGACCATTGAACTGTCTCACCTTACACCTGATGGTAAGATGGTGGTCATGGAAGATGGGATGTTTAGAGAAATTCCGGTTCCAAAGGATTTCTCTGGAATCGGAGACCAGCTGAATGTTGCAAAGGCGAATTATGCGACTAATGGGGTGTCAACAAATCTTCGACAAGTTCCTGGTGCTGATTACTACACTAAGATGCCGGAAAAGGTGACTTTATTCGGCGAAGGTGCTGCAATCGGTTCCATCAAACCGGATGTTAATCTTAGTGCTATCAAACCGGATGCGAAGTCGGTAGTATCTCTTGATTTACCAGCGGAGACTAATGTGACCAAGGCTGATTTATCTCAGGTTGTATTGGATAGAGCGACCAAAGACCCGCTTCTAATGCGGAAGCTAGACCCGCATAACACTGCAAAGGAATATGCAAGAGATGCTGCTTTTGGTGCAGTAGGTTTCAAGGCAACTCGTCCCGAAAGCGATGTTGCCGGAAACCTTGGTGTTTCCTACACACCAATGAACGAAAGAGAACGGGCCTTGCAGAATCGGAACAATCGATTGCTTCGCGGTTTTGTAATGGACTCTAAGTCGCCGGAGGAAAAGCAAAAGAAGGTCAAGGCCATCCTTGATGTTCAACAGTATGGCTTTGATAGATTGCCGTTGGAGGCTTATGACGCGCATGGTAATCTGCTACCGGTCTATCAGCAGATTTATGATGTGCTAGTAGGTGGCAAGTAGTCTAATTTGCTGATGTGTAGGGGGACTCTATGAGAGCGTGGGATAATTGGGTTTCGTACCTTGATGATGATGGGCGTCTTTTACATGGTAAGATTGAATTTTGCATTGAAGGGACCACTACTAGGACAAATGTTTATGATTGCCAGGGACACCAGCTTGCAAATCCTATCTATACAGATGCTCTTGGCCGGACTCGAAGCCAGGTGTTTGTTGATGATGATGTAACGGCCATTTATTGGAAGTACATCGGTAATGGAAATATGGAAACCGATACGGATCCAAGCAATTGGGATGATATCTATACATCGGTATCTATGGACCCGGTAAGTTCCTTGCATATTACTGCTGATTCAATCAAGTCTGTAAGCACAATGGCTTCGCTTCGGTCTCTTGACCCCAATACGGTTGCTGAGGTAGATGGCAAGAAGTATGTGCTGTCACTTGGTTACTACCGGGCCGGTGATGCTCCGTCTGCGATTTATATTTGGGATGCAACTAGTACGGCAACGGATGATGCCGGTAGTGTGATTAAGTATAACCAAGCATCTGTGGGTCGATGGCTGTTATGTCCTACCGGTGAGCTGCACTTTGATGTTCGTCATTTTGGTGTTATGCCCACAACGGACATCTACAGTACAGACGCAAGTTATACCTCCCAGCTGACAAATTGCGCACGATACGCGAATAAATGTGGGCTTGATTTGTTTTTCCCGCAGATTGCCAATGAGTTGTCCTACTATCTCTTTGACGGTACGAATACTTGTGACCTTCTAGGAGACATCTATATCAGCCCACTGGTGCGTTTTCATGCTAAAACCGGAACCACTGGGACATTGATAAAATGTGATAATATCCATAAGCCTGGATTTTATCTTCACGATACGAGTCAGCAGACTGGTGCTATCACTATTAATGCTAGATATCTGAATGCCAGTTGGTTGAGCAGCGGAACTGCTCTTGCAACCGGTGCGTACTATGGGTACATAGTTGATACTAATGACCGAAGGCTGACCTATCGCGACTGTACGGTGGATGTGTTGGTGTCTCCGGCGGCGGGAACCACATTCGACAATTGTCAAGTTACTAGCAATCATAAAATTGAAAATAGCGTGACTATGTATGGTTGCGAGATTAAGGACGAATGGTTTGCCGACAATTATGATTATTCCGGTTTGCTGATTTCCGGTTGCACGATTCTGCTTCAAAATTTCAAGGATGTCAATACTTATTTGAGGTTAAAAACCAAGCAGAATGACCCTAATTATGGAGACTTGGGCGAAAGAAGTATTTCCCCAAATTTTCCGTTGCTTGCCGGAGGAACCATCGAGAACTGCTATGGTTCAGCTACCTTACAGCAAGGCAATTATGAGCTGCACAATGTTTCGCTTACACTTACTGCTAGTACATCGACTAGTCTGAATGCTGTTGATTCGTGGCTTACTTTTACGAGTGGGTCGCAACTTGGAGCGAACTCTCAGATTCGCCGGGGTATGCTTGCTTGTTCCGGTGAACTGACTATTGTTGGTCCGTTGTCCTTTTTCGATGTGGATGTGACTTGTCAATTAAATGTACTGGGTGTATTGAGAATGTCCAGGGGTACAATCAATGCCCAGTTGACTTGCCCGGAACCACATCTTACTGATGTGACGGTTAACGCGAATGTGTGTCAATATTGGAGTACAAGCACGATTGCATTTGAAATTGTTAGTTGTAAATTTGCGAACAATTGTTTTCATATCTTGCAGCGAGCAAATGGCTGTTCAGTTACTAATGCAGTGATTGCCGGTGGTGTGTGGTTTAATAATTATTCAGCTAATACTACCACTAGCTCTATCTCCCATGATACGAATTTTGTTACGCTGGATAGAACTGGTTTGAACCCTAGTGAACCGGCTCATGATTACACCTATAAACAGAATACTGGTTTGCCGAAGGATTCCGGAGCGCAATATATTATCGGTGATTCGATGCATTCCACATCGGCAAAACAAATTCAAAATTATTCAAGTGCAACATCGGCAAATGCTGTGTGCTACTACTTTACTACAGCGGATGGGCTGCTGCTTTGTACCATTGGGCATCCGTTGTCATGTCGAATGTTTACGGTCGGTACAGAGAATGTTGTGTTCTTCGTGACGGTTGCGCTAATCGGCCCGAAGATTCACTGTTCCGATAGCCAAAAGTACAATGTTGATGCTCTGATACCGAATCGAACACATTGGTTGACATCGACTCCCTTGGGTGAACCGGCGTTTGCTCAGTTGATTCCTAATCCAAATAGCCAAAGTATATATAACTGGGCTATTGGTTGGGGTTACCTGGGTGATTACACCAATAATTGCCTTGGCTTCAATGTGTCCACTTCACCTACAAAGATAAGTAGGGTGATTGAGCTAATAAACGAATATGCAATCACCTTCCATTTGACGGTGGAGAATGGATCCAAGTATGTTACGCAGTAAGGTGTTCCTCGATTACACCCCAGCCTAGCCCAAGTTCCTTCTCAATCATTTCATCGGTGCCATCCGGCAACTCACACATCGGGATGATGTTATTCTCCCGGTGGTCATAGTAATTTTTAAGGGTCCTGGCAAATGCATTGTAGCTGATGCGATAGAGGTAGTTAAATGGTGCTGTTGGTTGCGGATATTCGCTACCCTTGAATGTTCTTCGTGCCACCAGTATATCCGGCAAAGCAGCTCCACAGAGGTCTTCTTTGACCGAATCGCTGTAACCGATGAACTTATGGCTTTTGCAAAGAATTTTCAGCAGATTTAGGCAATAGAGACCATAGCGGTCATACTCTGCTGAGGTTAGGATTTCGGTGGTCATCAGGTCCCTAAGGTCCTGAAGGTCAATGTCTGAATGGATGTCAAAGTTGGGTGCTGTGCGGGTCTTATAGATATCCCTTTTTTGTTTGCGCATAGTGCGTTTCCTTGGTTAACTCTATACGCAGTTTATATGGTTGCCTCCCTAATTTGCTTGTGCAGGGCCGGTTATCGGGGATTTTTTTCTTGGACCGGTTCAATGTGGGGGAACAATGTTGACTTATCTATTATCGCCTAATTTTCAGTGTGTCAACCGTAATGGAAAACCTCTCAGCGGTGGGCATATCAAGGTGAATTTGCACGATTCTGCCGTTGACGGCGACCAGGGTGCAACCGTTACTCGGTATATCACTTATTCTGACTTTAATGGTCACCGAAATCCGTATGAGATTCCGCTGGATGTCAACGGAATGGCCCGAATAATTGCAGATGCGGCCAACAGCTACGATGTCTACTGCTATGACAGTTATGGGAACCCGGTATGGTCCCGACTTAATGTAAAGTGCGTAAGTATTGAATCGGTAACCTATGAAGGCGATAAAGTTGAGGTCGCGGGAACCACCGGTGAAATCAATGTTAGTGCAGAGACATCCGGCGAAGGTGTAACCACATACACAGTTAGACTTGCAAGACCCATTAGTGATTCCACAGACATTATCAGCTCTGACAATAGTATTTCAGTATCCTCTTCGACATCCGCCGGAACCAAGACCTTCGATTTGTCGGTTAACTATCCATCTGCTCAATATTACAGTGGGCATGGACGGAATAGTGTACAATCTCTATCCGGTTCAGATACGGTGATGCCCATTGATGCTGATTACTATTCCCAGGGGATAACTCGCAGTAATAATAGCCTTAATCTTACCAATGGTGAGGTTTATCATTGTACTGCTCACATTTCTTTGCAACGAACTGTTGCTGCTGAGACCATCGATCGATTGTGGGTCATCCTGTTTGGCTCCCTAGTCTACATTTATGCGGATGCAAGTGAAATGAGTGAGCAGATTGTAGAGGTGTCCGTTGATACGCTATTCGCCGGTGATAGGTATGTCAAAATGGGTGCCGATGCCAGCGGTTGGACTGCTTCAATTAATCTTCTTTGTGTCCATGCTGTTTCCGGTTCCGGTGGCGGGACCTCACCACAAGTCATCGGAGCAAATAATAGGGCAATGACGATGCTGCCGGGGTCACAAACTGCTGATGTGACCTTGCCTTGCCCAAACAGCAATGAAGTCTATCATGCGATTGGCTCAATGTTGTTGGTTAATGCTCCGATTGATATGACCAATGGATTGATTGCGACTGTCAACTACATCGGTGGCCAAATTGATACTTCGCATAGGATTGCGCTGTATAAGGCGGATAATCCGATGACTAATGATAATCTGACCTTGATTGCTGTAAGTCGCGAATTTCACAATCCCGGCTGGACATCGATGCATGAAGAGACTCTGTATATGACCGGTGATGTCAACCGGTTGGAACCGGGAGCGACCTACTATGTGATTTATGCTTTGAAGGGGTATACTCCTATTCATGTTGCCGGTTCTTCGATTATTCAAGGTCCTTCGGTTCCGTTGATTGCTTGGCAATTGACTACACTGGAATCGATTCCAGAGCATCTTGAATATGGCTTGTGGTTAACTGATAAGGTCCCATTTGTCAGCATCAGGGCTAATGCTTAGGAGGATGGATTATGGGTAAAGTAAAGAAAGTCTTGGCGAATTGTTCGCAAACCCTTACGGATGCAGAAAAGGCTCAGGCAAGGGATAATATCGGGGCTGGAACTGGCAGCGCGAATATTGCTTATGTCAACAATGCAGCAGTGATGCTGAATCAGATGACTATTAGGGCGGATACTGCTGGAATTAAGCTGCAAGGAACATCTCCGGCATTTACGAATATGTATATGGGCCATCTGTTGCCGTCATTTACGGTAGGAAACAAACAACAGCTAGTTGCAGATACCGATGGAGTCATCAAGTGGATTCCGGCTTCCTCCGGTGCTGCTCCGACCATTTACCAATCGTGGAGCCGGTCAATATCCAGTTACTACTGCAATGTCTCTGCTGGTGGCTCGATGACTCAGGTCAACATTGTCCTTAATGATTCGATAGTCCTACCGGCGCATTCTACTGTGCTTGTTCAGGTGACCGGAAACAATGTGTGGGGAAAGACTCAAAATGATGTGGGTCTTGGGCGATGGTGGGGACCCCGATTTGTACTGGACAATGTTAGTTCCTGGGCTGTGCAGCCAAACATTATTGATGCCACGATTCCTTATCAGACCTCACCGATGGGGAGTGCTCTTGGTGGCTGTATGATAGGCAAGGTTGGTGATTCGAACTATGATTTAACCAGTGGAATTAGGTTCTGTGAAAGTGGTGTTTTCGCATTGGAGAGCGGTGGTGGTCATGTGTATGCTTGCGGAATCACGATGGTTACCGCGATGATTTGGCCTTCCTAGCCGAAAAGCGCATTAAATTTGAATTGAACTATATGGGGCAAGGTAATATTAATTATCTTGCCTTTTACTATGTCCACACTTACAGACCTTATTGACAAGATAGACAACCTGGAACTTCGTACTAGAATTAGTCAGGAAGTAACCAGGTTAACAAAACAAAAGAAATTCGGCTTGGTGTATGAGGAACATTTGCCTGAATGTACTCCCTTGTATGACTTGAAAGTCAAGAAGGGTTCAACCGTTGCCATCAAGGTTGTAGATGACAACGGTGATCGTAAATTAGGGTCGGTTAATGATACATATACAGTGTTGGGCATTGAAGGCAATGTGGCTCGATGCGAACGGCATCAGGACAAATCGGTGATTGAACAACCGGTGGATAACCTAGTTGTTGTTGCTCAGTTTGGAATGCCCATTTATCCGTTTTTGAAAGAAATTGATTCTATATGCAATGCGCCGAATAGTAAGTTATGGCATGCTCTGATTGAAGCGGATAATTTTCACGCATTACAGTTGTTAGTGTATCTATATGGAGGAATGGTCGATTGTATCTATATTGACCCGCCTTATAATTCCGGTGCAAAAGACTGGAAATACAATAATGACTATGTAGATAATAGCGATAGCTATCGCCATAGTAAGTGGCTTTCAATGATGCAACGTAGGTTGAAGATTGCAAAGCAATTATTGAATCCGAAGGATTCTGTTTTGATTGTCACAATAGATGAAAAGGAATACTTGCATCTTGGATGTTTGTTGGAAGAAATGTTTCCAGAAGCATCGATTCAGATGATTAGTACGATAATTAACCCTAAGGGTGTTGCTGCGTCACAAGGGTTTAGACGCGCTGATGAATATGTTTTCTTTGTCATGTTTGGGACTGCGACCCCAGCGGAATTGGCTTTAAGTAATGAGTGGATGCCTTCTGCAATTCGTGCTGGTGAGAAAAAGCAAATAAAAAAAGAGCGCGTTGAAATAGGGTGGACATCAATGATGCGGAGAGGGTCGCATTCTTCAAGAAAAGAACGCCCCGGCTTGTATTATGCGATATATGCTGACCCTATTGAACATAAGATTGTTAAAGTCGGTGATGTTTTGCCGAATGATGTTCACGCAGATAAGGAAATTGATGGCTTGACACAAATTTTACCCATAAGAACAAATGGCGAAGAAGGGGTGTGGCAAGTTGGTCCTCAGGAATTGAAAAATCGAATTAAACAAGGCCGAATTCGACTTGGTAAAGAAACTGCATATGGATTTGTTGTCAATTATTTGGCTGATGGTGAATACAAGAAAATTTTAAACAAAGAATATGAAGTTGTGGGAAAAGCGGATGACGGTTCGTTACTTGCGTATGCAGAAGGTGATGTTGAAAATAAATTCGTAGCTCCCACACAATGGAAATTGGCGTCTCATGATGCTTCGGCTTATGGTTCGTCTATGCTTCAGAACATATTTTTACAGAAAAGGTTCTCGTTTCCCAAATCACTTTATGCGGTTCACGATACGATTCGTTTTTTTGTTGCAAATAAACCAAATGCTCTTATAGTAGATTTCTTTTCAGGTTCCGGTACAACTCTCCATGCCGTGAATTTGCTTAATGCTGAAGATGACGGCAATCGCCGTTGTATCATGGTGACGAATAATGAAATTTCATCGGATGAAGTTGCAGATTTCTTAAAAAACAAATTTAAGCCCGGTGACGCAGAATGGGAGGCGAAGGGAATTGCTCGTTATGTGACCTGGCCACGAACCACATGCACTATTAAAGGGGTCGATGTTAAAGGAAATCCCTTGGAAGGTAAGTATATTGATACTGATATAATGATGTCTGATGGCTTTAAGGCAAATGCGGTGTTCTATCATTTAGGTTTCCTTGATAAGAATGCGGTTGCTCTTGGTCGCCAATTCAAGGAACTTGTTCCTATGTTGTGGATGAAGGCTGGTGCCATTGGCGAATGTCCCAAGCTCCCTTTGAACCAGGCTCTTCCAAAGATGATGGTGTGCCCGGAGAACAAGTTTGCGGTGCTCATTGATGAACTTTACTATAAGGAATTTGTTGAAGAATTAAGTGGACTTTCGGATGTCGAAACTGTTTATATCGTGACGGATTCGGAATCCGGTTATCGTGAAATGGCTGCTCATCTGAAAGTCAAGAAATCATTCCAACTTTATCGCGACTATCTCGATAATTTCCGTATCAATAGGGCTGTACGATGAAAACTACGCTTTTTAAGTTTCAAGAAAATGCTGCTGGTAGGTTACGCCAGTTAGTATCCACTGCTATTCGTGAATACCAGGATATGGCAACTCCGCAGATAATCAGCTTTGCCGCACCGACCGGTGCCGGGAAAACGATCATCATGTCTTCACTAATTGAGCAAGTCTACTGTGGTGATGGTATATTCCCTGACCAGCCCGATGCTATTTTTCTTTGGATTTCGGATAATCCGGAACTGAATGTACAATCGAAGATTAAGTTGGAAACCAAGACAGACAAGTTGCAGTTCGGTCAGTTTCAGATAATAGACGCAGCGTCTTTTGACAGGGAAAAGTTCGAAGATGGTGTAGTATATTTCATCAACACGCAGAAACTTAGCGTGTCCAGCAACCTATCAAAACATTCGGATGGTCGCCAATATACGATATGGGAAACCTTGGCAAATACTGTAGCAGATAAGGCGAACAGATTCTATGTCATCATTGATGAAGCCCATAGAGGAATGCTTAGCAAGAAGGAAAATGCTGATGCACAGACCACTATGCAGAAGTTCTTGCTTGGTTCTAAAAAGGACAAGATTCCCGCAATGCCGATTGTCATAGGGATGAGCGCGACTGTTGAACGATTCAATACATTTGCCTCCGGCGCGACAAGTTCCACAACTCGCCGGGTAGTAGTTTCTGCTGATGAAGTCCGTTCTTCCGGTTTGTTGAAAGACCTTATCAATATCCGTTATCCTGAAGAGTTTGATGCTGGTTCTGACATTTCCATTTTGCAGGCCGCAACCGATGAATGGCTCGACAAGTGCGCCCATTGGGACCAGTATTGCTATGAGCAGCATTATACTCAGGTGAGACCGGTTTTCATTATCCAGGTGTTGGCAGGTTCCGGTTCCAAGTTGACTGAAAGTAACCTTGGTGAAATATTGACCCACATTGAAGAGCGGGTTGGTAAAAAATTTGAACCTGGTGAAGTTGTGCACACCTTTGGTCAGACTACATCCGCAGTTGACGCCAATGGGTATATGATTACCTACTGCGAACCATCCAGGATAGCCGATGACCGTAAAATCAAGGTGGTATTCTTCAAGGAAAACCTCAGTACCGGTTGGGATTGCCCCAGGGCTGAAACACTGTTGAGCTATCGCAAGGCAGAGGATGCGACATACATTGCCCAGTTGCTGGGTAGAATGATTCGTACTCCGTTGCAGTGCCATGTGGATGTCGATGAAACCCTGAACAATGTGCATCTGTTCCTTCCGCACTTTAATAGGGATAAGGTCGATACTATTGTCAGTGAGCTGCAAGCTGCCGAAGGTGGCGAAATTGCCACTGAAATTACATCGGAAGCAGTCGGTTCCGGCGATAGAGTTGTCATGACGGTTCGCAAGACTAGGCCGGTGGTACATAACCATGTCCAGCCTAGTTTCACAGCACCGGCTCCGGTTTCTAATGGAATTACTCCGGCCCCGGCTGCAACCCCGGCACCTTCGCCGGAAACTGCTGCTCGACCGGTAGAATCCGTTGCTCCTGAGCAGACTTCTCAGCGACCGGCTCCGGAAACTCCGGTAAGACAAGAACAGACTGCTCCGGCTTCTTCCGGTTCTGCTACCGGTGAGGCTCCCGAACTGATTCTTTCGAATACCCCAGCAGATGCTGACTATGTGACCAACTATGACGATGGTATTGACCGCGAGGGTGTTGTCCGATACATCAACAATCTTGGCCTCGAAACATACAAGATTCGCAAGATTCAGACATCGAACTATCTCCGGTCCCTATATGACCTGACTAGGTTGCTTTCGGCGACCGGCTTATGGCGTGAAGCCACTGATGCCATTAGGACTGATATTGCCAAACTGATTAGTGAGTATGCCCAGGGTCTCAGGGACACCGGCAAGTATGATGAACTGGCTTCCAATATATCCCAGTTTGTCCTTCTCAACAAGACAATCGATGCTTTCGGTAACGAAATTCAGTTGGAAAACGGGCTTGTTGCTGACAAGGTTGACCTTGCTGCATCCGATATTGACCGTAAGTTTGCCGTTGCGGAACGGCAGTTGGGCTGCGAAGGTATCGGCAATCTTTATCTGAGGCTATACGCTGACCCGGATGACCTTACTTCGGGTAAGATTGATGTGATTCTGTTCGCCGGTTCGGAAGACTGTATGGATAAGCTCCATAAGTATGCCAAGCCGATGTATCATGAGGTCAATGAAAAGTATCGCAGGGCTACTATCAAGTTGACTGACTATTGGCGCAAGCAGTATAACCAAATCGTATCCAATGGCGATATGGTTAGCTCTACGAACTTTATTCTGCCTACCGATATCGACATCAATCAGGATAAGGAAGGCAAGATGTACAGCAACCATCTTTATGTCGATCCGGCTATAAAGGGAGCGAAGTACAAGTTAAACGCTTGGGAAGAGTCGGTAATCGCTCTGGAATCCAACCGGGATGACTTTGTCACCTGGCTTCGCAATGGTTCCAAGGCCAAGTATGCTCTCTGCTTGCCGTACAACGATGTGAACAATGTTCCGACAGCGATGTACCCTGATTTCCTTGTCATTCGCAAGGATGATGTTACCGGGTTCGTTGTGGATATCCTGGAACCCCACCGGGATGACCTGGATGACAATCTTGGCAAGGCTAGGGGTCTCGCTGAGTATGCCAGGAAAAACCAGGATGTCATCGGTCGAGTTGCGCTTATCCGCAAGGTCGGTGACAAGATGAAATACCTGAATGTTGCCCGTAGCGATATCCGGGATGAGGTTCTCCGGATTACTACTCAGGGTGAACTGAACAATCTGTTTGATAGGTTTGCTGAATAGGAGTCAAAACTATGAAATTAATAAAATCCTTTGATAGAGAAGGAAAACTTGAATCAATCATCAAACTTAAATCTGTTGAGGCAATAGAAATTGATGATTCACCAATCCCTCGAATGGTATTCTATTTATCCGGTGGAGATGTCTCAATTTCTCTGAACCATCAATATACAACACCGGGGCATATTGAATTTGGCGGAGAAAAATACACTCAGACTGTGGATGATGCTCGGCGTCTTGCTGATGTTCTTGCTACATTGATGGTCTAGGCTGGCTTGCGTAGCAAGACAGCTATGGACTGTGACCATTTTTTTTTCATTGGATAGATGTTCGGCTTGGACATCTATTTTTTCATTCCCTATATAAAAACAAATGGTCCCGGTTGCCAGCGGTTCCGCCTCCGGCGGGACAGTTGGCTTCAGTGACCACTATTCTTTATTTATTCATTTACTTGGACAGTTAATTTTTCATCACCTATACAAAAGAAAAAAATGGTGTCAGTCGGGCAAGATGTTCGCCTCCGGCGGACAGCTTGCGACAGTGACAGATATTTTTTCATACCATATATTCTCTATATATTTATGCCTTGAAATTTTATCTGTCCAAGTGGTCACTGTCGCGATGTGTCCAGCTTCGCTGGCCAATACGCCGGGGAACCACTCTGCTTACGCAGTCTTCTTCAAGTAACGGATGCCGTTCCTTGAACAAGCCTTCTTCGCTGATGCATTGTAGGTCTCGTAGTAGACTACCTTTTCACCATTTACTTCCTGGATAGGGAGCGTGCTGAGGATACCCTTACCCTTATCGGACCGACCGGCTTTTTTGAATGGAATTTTGATCCCCAGTTCCTTCTCGGTTCTCCATATGGTCACCGGTGATATCTCCCTTCTGATTGCTTCTGCCTTGATTTCTTCCCTGGTCAGGGTGGTATTGTCCTTGAATTCCATGATGAACTTCTTGGCTTGTTCTGATGCGTATCCTGGGACATAGACCTTGCCGATTCTGTCCGGCTTGTGCTTCTTCGTGAAATCATCCAGGGACACATAGTTGTTGCCGTAGTATTCGATGGCCTTCTTAATCTTGTCGAACTCTTTCAGGTGATAGACATCGGTCAGCCATTCGTTGAAATCATCCAGCCTCATATATAGTACGCGCAGTAGGGTGTAACGGAGCTGACTGTATGTAAAGTCAAGGCCCAAGACCTCCCTGCCGATGATGAAATACGCGATTAGCGTGTAGGTCGCTCTCCAAGCGAATTTCTTGCGGTCATATCCGGTGATGCGCACCGGTACCGGCTGTTTGTTCTTGTTCCTGACATACTTGACCTCCGGCATATTGTAGATGACCCCTTTGTAGCCTATTTGGGCTGTGGACATGGCAACCATCTCTTTCATCGACAGTGGCATATCTCCGGCATAAGGTGGGACCCAGCGGGTCTTGTAGTCGTTGTATCCGGCTGCTAGTAGGGTATAGGATGCTGTATCCTCATAATACTGGTATTCGCTTTTGTCCCTGGGTTTGCCGGGGAATATGAAGCAGGGGATGTTCGTTATCCACTGGTTTCCCAGCAGATGTTGAACATGGAACACAATCTCATTCTCTCTGTATGGCCTTTCGAATGCATCGACATCGTGGTCATAGTCCTGGATGACATAGTGGTTGACCCCACACTCGAAATGGTATAGCTTGCCGTCCAGCGGCGAGTAGTCGATGGTTTCCCATTCCGGTGTAAGGGACAGAGGGTCTTCCTCGCTGCACCGGGGGACCATGTGACCAATCGGGAACCTTACTATGACGAGATGCCCGGTTGCAGTCAGTGCGATGTCATGGCCGTCATCCAGGATATACTCGACTTCGCCGGGTCCGTTGACTTCGAGCAGACCCATTGCGTACTTGATATCGTACTTGCAAAGGGAATCGTAGTTGTCGGTGCCGGTGGATGTCCAGGGCTGATATTGAATCTTCATGGGGATTACCTGGGAGGATTTATATTCAGTTTATACTGATGCTCAAAGGTGCATCTCCTGAAATATAGCAAAAAAGAGGTCCAATGGCATCTTTTGGAGCCTAACCTGGCTAGAAATGTAAATTTTCTCTTACATTGGCCAAAATGGGCCAAAAATCAGCGTAGAAAAAATGGCAGACATATAAACCTGTAGTAGCTACAAAAAAAGTGAGACTACTATGTCCATTTATATGAATCCCGCCATTGCCCCGGTTGACGAGGCTTGGTATCCTACCCACATCAACGGTCTTGAATGCACTGCCAGCGGCAAATTGCGTTATACATCCGACCGAAAGTACACCCGCACCAAGGGAGAATTTAGGGGAACCCCGGTATGGGGATTTTCGCGACTCCGGGGCCGCTATATCAAGGCTCTACAAGTTCGCAACCCTGATACCAACCGTATGGAGAATGTCGGTGCAGTCATTCTTCGTGCGTTTGGCTATGAATGTCCCAAGGGATGGGAGGTCGACCATCGTGACCACAACCCCTGCAATAATTCAATTTTGGATGGAAATCTGCGTTTCGTAGACCACTCGACCAACCTCAGAAACCGGCGTGCATATGTCAAGAGCATGACACAGCATGGTTGGTGGTTGCTAGGACAGAAGCAGAAGTATGGGAAGACTAAGTTGAAGGATTTGCCTCCGGAGGTTCGCCGAGAATATTGGCGGAAGCAAAAGCAGAATCTGAGGAATAAGAAGATGTCGATGAAGCAAGTCGCGTAGACTACTAATTTACTAGTGCGTAGAGGTTGGGGGATTTCCTCTGCGTGCATAGTGGTAAAAGGGGAGGCCGATTGGGCCTCCCCTTGATGTTTGTATCAATGATGCTTATGCAACTATCTGCTGTGCTGCTTCTTGCAGTTTTGCATCTGTGACATGGTGATACCATTTTAATGTTGTGGACACGTCTGAATGCCCCGCCAATTTACTAACTGTGAGAGGGTCTTGCTTCTGTTCCAGGGCGTGTGTTATATATGAGTGTCGAAAACAGTGAAGGGAGCCTTTCAAACCCAATTTTTCCAAGACATTCTTCAATGTCCGGTTTCTATGCCCTTCATCGTTGCTGAGATGGAACATCTTCCCGCTGTGGTCTTCGCAAGCGTTGTACCAGTTATGGAGATATAGGTTCAATAGCTGTGTGACATATAACTTCCTAGACTTCCTGGATTTGGCGTCAGCGGCCTTGATTGTGATAGCGTTGTTCTCTGCATCCCAATCGTCCCAGTTTAATTCCGCAGTTTCTGTATTTCGGCTTCCGCAGTATCGTAGAATTGCCCAGTAGGTCAGAGTTTGTTGGTCAGGCGCATTGGACAAGATTTCATCCAACTGCTCCTGGCTCCACACCTGCTTCTCGGCTTGTTCTATTTTGGGCTTGCTCATGATTGACCAAGGGTTTAGCGTGGTTATGCCGTAAATATTCTTGCAATGATCGAACCAGTTACAGAACATATTGATTGCGAGTTTCTGTGATGCAGCAGACCACTTGCTATTGGCAATATGCTCTTCTGCTGCCGATGGTGTAATGTGCTGCAATTTGGAAAGTTTATGCTCTTCGCAGTAGGTCAACAATGATTTGAACAGCCTCTTATACACTTCAATGCTGCTGGGGCGCAAGTGACGCACATTGGTGCAATGGGTTAAGTAAGCCTCAATTGAACCGGTGATGGTGAGCGTTTCCTTGGTCTTCAATTCGATGTTGCTTCTGCGTAGGGGTTCGCGTTCAGGCTTGATGCCGTCAGCGATGTCCAAGCAATATAGCTCATAGATTTTCCTCTGCTTCCGGACCCATCGGTCAGCGACTTCGGGGTCACAAGTGTTCAGGCTAAACTCAATAGGTTTCTCGCCGGTCTCGGTAATGCGAGCATAGAAGGTCTTGGTTCCTCGGTATTCATTTTTTCGTCTGACCGAGTAGTTTATCTTTGGAATGCCGGAGATTAAAGCTGGATTCATATTAACCTCCTAATTCCAAGTTCAGGAGCCTGACGGCCCGGTTGTTGTCCATATTGACCAGTTTGCCCTTTGTTCCATACCAGGAGGATACGGCATGGTCTGCCAGTCCACCAGCAAGTACATAGACGGTCTTGTTCCGGACGGCAGTGCATACCGGCCAAGAACTTTTGAGAAAGTATTCTTCATCGGCTGCGACCGATGCTGTGCTGAAAGTAAGTCTCCAAACTTTCATAGGGGATTATCCTTGTTTCGTTACTCATAAACTAGGTCTTTCTTGTCTGAAACGGAACTATTCTTATCCGTGGCGGAGAAGTGGCATACTCGCTTTGGGAGGCTCAATGCATTTTTTTTGCACTTTTGCGCACTTTTGAATGAAATGAACTAATTTATGGTTTTTTCTTGATTTTCACCCTGAAAAGGGCATTTTTGCTCCGGTCACTACCGGATGCCGGTCGATTTAATTAATTGGCGGAGAACCTGAACTACGCCGGCAACGAAATTGGAGTATCTACCTGCTTCAACGACGACGACCGTTTCTGCGAACTATACGGTCACTTTTATAGCCGCAGCGCG